GCCAGATTCACCCGAAAACCCCGGGGATCCCCGGAGAATCCACGGATCGGTGCCGGAGGGAGTGACGCTCCCCCGGATCTTCACGCCGCGGCCGGCCGCGATCGCCGGCAGTTACGGCCGGCTCGCCGGGGAGTGGGGGACGGCCGTGCTCGGCGTCACCGTGCGGCCGTGGCAAGCGTGGGCGCTCGATCGCGCGCTCGAGCACAGAGCGGACGGATCGCTCCGGTGGCCGGTGGTTGTGCTGTCCGTCTCGCGACAGTCCGGGAAGTCGACGCTCGGCCGGATCGTGTGCGGGTGGCGCCGCGATCGCGGGCCGGCGCTGTTCGGGGAGGCGCAAACCGTGGTGTCGACCGCAAACAAGTTTGCGACCGCGCTCGAGCTGTGGCAAGGCGTCGCTTACGCGGAGCAGGGACGGAGCGGCTCGCGTGTGCGATGGGCCCGGGGAGCGGAGGAGATCGGGGACAGCCGCGGATCCCGGTGGATCGTACAGGCGGCGACGCCGAACCTCGGAGTCGGCCTCTCCGTGAGCCTCGGGCTCGTGGATGAGGCGTGGAACGTGGAGCGCGACCACGTAGAGGCGTCGCTCGTGCCGACCATGCTCGAGCGGGAGTCGCCTCAGCTGTGGATCGTCTCGACACAGGGAGACAGCGGCTCGGATCTCCTCGAGGCGTATCGCCGGCAGGGGATCAAGGGACTCGAGGATCCCGATCGCGCGGACGTGCTGATCCTCGAGTGGAGCGCGGATCCAAGCGCTGACGTGGCCGATCGGGAGGCGTGGCGGCAAGCCTCGCCACACTGGTCGCCTCGCCGGGAGGCGTTTATCGCCGCACAGCTCGAGATCCTCCCGGACACAATCTTTCGGACTCAGATCCTGAATCAGCGGGTCGACGCTCTCGGAGGTTGGATCACGCGCGGGCAGTGGGCCGAGTGTGAGGCGCCGGAGCTCGAGCTCCAAGCCGGCGCACAGGCGCCGCGGATCATCGCCGCGTGTGAATACTCGGAGGACGGGAGCCTGTACGCGCTCGTGGTGACTCAGCGGATCGGGGATCGGATCGTGGTGCGAGTCTACGGGGAGCGCACGATCGACGGACTGTGGGCGCGGGTGATCCGGCTCCCGGCTGATTCGCTGCTGCTCGTGAGTGTCGGATTCAAGGGGAGGCTCCCACTCGCACCGTGCGAGACGCGGCTCGTGGGAGTGAACGAGCTCCGGCTCGCCACACGATCAGCGCTCCGCGCGATCACCGATCGCGTGGTGGCTCACGACGGGAATCCGGAGCTGTCCAAGCACGTTATGACGGCCGTGGTCGCCTACAGCGGCGAGGCGGGCCCGGTGCTGTCACAGCGGCGATCGCCGGGACCGATCACCTACGCGCGAGCGCTGACGTGGTGCGTGGGCGCACACTTGGAGATCGCTCCCGTCAAGCCGCGGCCGGCAGTATATTCCGGAGGATGAGAGAACACTTCGCACTCCCCCCGGAGACCGGGCCGATGCCCGAGCAGCTGCTCGAGCCGACGCCGACGCTATGGATCGGGAGCTGTCCCGTGTGCAGCGGCGAGGGAACCGTGGCGCTCTCCGCTTTCGGCCTCGAGGCCCCCGATCCCACCGATCGGATCTCGTGCCGGCATTGTGGAGGGACAGGAGCGGATCCCGATCGCGACCTCGAGCGGCGCCGGCTCCGCGGAGAGTAATCAGCTCGAGCTCCCGATCGGGGAGCTCGAGCGCGGCGCTGTGTGGCTCGAGCAGCTCCACCGAGAGCTCGAGCGCGCACAGCTCGAGGGAGCCGCGGCCGGCGCTCGAGCGCGCGCCGCGGCCGCGGAGATCCCGGGAGGCTACTCGAGCCGGCTCGTGTGGCGCGCTGTGGTCGCGTGGACCGTCCACGAGTGGGTGAGCGCGCGCCGCGGCGCCGGCTGACCGATCGTGATATGGTCGCCGCGGATCGGGGGCCGATCCACGGGAGCAGCACACGGAGGGATCTCGGGGAGATCCTCTCCGGGGGATCGACACTTCGACGGATTGGAGCTCCCGTGAGACTGTTCGGCCGGCGCGACGACACAGCGGAGCCGCGATCGCCGCGAGCGACGCGGAGCGGGCTCGGACAAATCAGCTTCCCGGCCGATCCGCTGCTCCGAGTCTCTCGGGAGAGCGCGATGAGCCTCTCCGTGGTCGCGAACGCGAGAAACGTGATCGTGGGGATCGCCTCTCAGCTGTCCGTGGATCGCCTCCGCGGCGCGGAGCCGGATGAGACGCTGCTCGACCCCGGCTCGATCCTGACACAGCCGGACCCCGATCAGACGTGGCCGGAGACGCTCGGGATCACCGTCGACCAACTGATTTTCTACGGGGAGTGTTATTGGCTCGTGCTCCGGCGCGACTCGGAGGGATACCCGTCTCGAGCTCGAGCGCTCCCCTACGGAGCGACAGCTCCCCGGCTCGATCCCGATTGGAGCAAATACAGCCGTGTGACGGAGTACGCGATCGCCGGACAGCCGATCGCTCCGCGCGACGTGATCCACTTCTCGATGCCCGGGCTCGGAGTGCTCCGGGACTCGGCCGCGCTGCTGGTCGACGCGCTCACGCTCCACGCCGCGGCGACTCGCCACACGACGGTCGCGATCCCGCCGGGGATCCTCTACAACGAGGGACAGGAGATCGGGGAGAAGGACGCCGCGGATCTCGTCACAGCTTTCGACGCCGCGCGGGAGACGGGAGCGACCGCGTTTCTCCAGTCCATGCGATACGAGCGATCGAGCTTCAACTCCGCTGATTTGCAGCTCGTGGAGGCGCTCGCCGTGTGCGACACACGCTTAGCTCGAGCGATGAACGTGCCGGTGGCGATCGTGGGAGCGTCTCCCACCGGAGGAGCCTCCGCTCAGCTCTACGCGAACGTGGTCGCCGCGCTCACCCAAGTGGTGCAGCAAGCGATCGCACCGTACCTCCGAGTGATAGAGGAGACCTTCTCCGGGCAGGGAGTCACGCCGCGCGGACAGCGGATCCGATTCGATACCGGCGACTGGCTCCGATTCGCGCAAGTGTCACAGCCGGCGAGCGCGGCGACGGTCGCGATCGGAGCTCCGGCTCCCCCGGCGAGCCCCGGCGATCAGCCGGCCGAGCTCCCCCCGGCCGAGCCACAGCCACAGCCACAGGAGGCGCCACAGTGAGACTCACACTCGACCCGATCGCGCTCGAGCTGCTCGCGGAGGCGCCGGCCGGCGACGGGCCGCGAGAGATCAGCGGGCTCGCCGTGCCGTGGGAGCAGGAGGCGCGGATCAAGGATCGGCGTGTGACGTTCGCGGCCGATAGCGTCGCGATCGAGATCGGCTCGCCGCTGCTACTCGGCCACGACGACAATCAGCCGGTGGGAGTGCTGACCTCGAGCACGAGCTCGAGAGACGGGCTCCGCGCGGTATTCGCGATCGACCGGACTCCGGCCGGCGACGCCGCGATCGTACAGGCCCGCTCCGGCTCGAGGCGCGGGCTCAGCGTGGGCGTGGATCTCGAGGCGGACGGATTCGAGACCGATCCACGCGACCCCGATCGGATCAGAGTGCTCGCCGGCCGAGCCGCGGAGACTAGCCTCGTGGCGATGGCCGCGTACCCCACAGCCGGCGTCGAACAGATCGCCGCACACAAACAGGAGGAGAGCGACGTGGAGACCACCCCCAAGCCCCCGGAGCCGGATCAGCCCGAGCCCGACGACGACGACGACGACGACACACAGCCGGCCGAGCCGGAGTCGCGCGTACAGGCGCGGCGATCGCGTGGCCTCGTGATCGCGGATCGAGCCGAGCCGTCGATGAGGCTCGGAGAGTACGTGCAGGAGCTCGTCAAGGCGGAGCGCGGCGATCGCGCGGCGCGGATCCGGATCGAGGCCGCGCTCACGCGCGAGAACGTCACCACCAATCCCGGCGTGGTCCCGATCGCCTACGTCACTCAGGTGATCGACAGTCTCGGAGACGCGCGGCCGCTGTTTGACGCGATGGATCACGCCGACATGCCGGCCGCGGGTATGACGATCCGCCGACCGGAGATCACCACACGGCCGGACGGGGGATTCCTCGCGGACGACACAGCCGGAGCTCCCACGAGTGCCGTCGCGATCGGCAATCACGACGTGAACGTGCGACAGTGGGCGTGGGGAGGCGCGGCGAGCGTCGCGCTCGTGGAGCGCTCGAGCCCGAGCTACGTGGAGGAGGTTTTCCGACAGGCCGTCAAGTCCTACTACAAGGACGTGGAGGCGGACATCGCGGCCGGCTTCACGGCCGCGGTGGGGACAGCGACCACGATCGGCGGAGCCGTGGCCGAGTTTCTCGGAGCGTATCGCGACTACCCGAACCTGATCGTGTGTGGCGGCGACGCCTACGGAAAGCTGCTCGATGCCACAGGCGTCATGCTCCTGACCTCCGGCTCGGCCGACGCACAGGGAAACGCGAGCTATGCGGGGATGCGAGTGGTCGCCTCGCCGGACGTGGCTCCCGGTGATGCGTGGATCACGCGGAGCGACTTCCAAGAGATCCGCGAGAGCAGCCCGATCCGGCTCACCGTCTCCGACGTGGAGTCGCTCTCCCTCGAGATCGGCGTCACGAGTTTCTACGCGCGGACGCCGACGCGACAGACTCTCGGAGGAGTCCCGGGAGCCGTCCATATCCCGGCTTTCGTGGGCCCGATCGGACTCGCGGAGCGGAGCTCCGGCTCGAGCTCGCGAAAGAGCTAAGCGGAGCAGCTCGAGCACGGTCGACCCCCGGAGTATGATCGGCTCCGGGGGTCGAC